CACCAAGACAGTCCATTTACTGCCCGACCTAACCCGATCTAATGACGACTAAACCCAAGAAGTCCAAACGGTTGCTGGGGGCAACAAAACCAAGGCTCTACACGCCATTCCTCACAGGCAAAAACAAATTACAAGATGTGAAGGATTTATGCACCATAGTTGGGGTTGATTTACTCCCATGGCAGGAATATGTGTTAAAAGACATGCTCACAATCGATAAGGCTGGACTCTGGATACGCAAGACCAATCTCATCCTCGTAGCACGTCAAAATGGCAAGACTCACCTCGCTCGAATGCTTATCTTGGCTCATCTCATCAAATGGGAGACAAACGTGCTGATTATGTCTAGTAATAGATCCATGGCCTTGGATACCTTTAGACAAGTCACACAACTTATTGAAACCAATGACCATCTCAAAGGATTCGTCAAACAGATCCGATACGCAAACGGTACAGAGTCAATCGAGATGTTATCGGGTGCTCGTCTCGATGTTGTCGCATCAACTCGTGATGGTTCTCGCGGTCGTACTGTCAATGGCTTGTTATTTATCGACGAGTTACGCGAAATTGATGAAGAAGGCTATAGAGCTGCAATGCCTACGACACGAGCACACCCTGGCTCTCATATACTCTTGACAAGTAATGCTGGAGATGCATTTAGCAAAGTCCTAAACGATCTAAGAGAAAGAGCGCTAGACCATCCGCCTAAGTCTTTCGGATTCTATGAATACTCAGCGCCACAGTATTGCAAGATAAATGACAGAGTTGCGTGGGCGCAGGCAAACCCTGCACTTGGCTACACAATTACCGAGGAAGCTATTGAAGAAGCAATATCGACTTCACCAATAGAAAATACTCGCACTGAGACGTTATGTCAGTGGATTGACTCCCTAAGCAGTCCTTGGCCTCATGGAGTGCTAGAAGAGACCAGCAATAGTGAATTGACTATAACGCCAGGTGCTATGACGATGTTTGGCTTTGATGTCTCACCTAGTCGAAGAAACGCGTCGTTAGTTGCAGGTCAGCTCATGCCAGATGGCAAGATTGCTATTGGAATCTTAGAAACCTTTGAATCACAGGTTGCAGTTGATGATCTAAAGATAGCGGCAAGTATAAAGGGCTGGGCTGACATCTATCGCCCTCGCATGGTCTTGTTTGACAAATACACAACTGCCACAATTGCTGAACGCCTAGCCAATGCAGGAGTCGTCACGCAAGACTGCTCAGGCCAGCAGTTCTACCAAGCATGCGGTGACTTACTCACTGGTCTTGTCAATCACACAGTCGTTCACAATGGACAGGATGAACTTATCCAGCAATTTAATAACTGCGCAGCTAAGGTCAATGATTCTGCTTGGCGTATCGTCAAACGCAAGAGCGCAGGAGATGTATCAGCACCTATCTCAATTGCCATGGTAGTTAGCCAATTGATGAAGCCACAATCTACACCAATGATTTATGGTTAGACACGCAGAGGCTACTTGTCTAATAACTTGACAAATGGTATCCTTTCTGTCTATGGGTATATTCTCGCGTAAGCCACAAGTTGTACAGGCGCAAGAAGCGCCACAGATTATGGCCGATGGCTTCTATGGCTACAATAATTATTTCCCTGCATTAGTTTCTCGTCAGATGGCACTTGGCGTTCCTGCAATCAAAAGATGCCGCGATTTAATCTCTGGCACTCTCGCATCAGTTCCTTTGGAGTATTACAAGAAATCAACTGGTGAAAAGATTGCAGCTCCTCGTTGGGTTGAACAACCTTCAAAGCACCAACCACTTTATGAGACTCTATATTTTACACTTGACTCTTTGCTTATGTATGGTCAAGCCTTTTGGCAAATTACTGAGGTATATGCCGAGGACGGACGTATGGCTCGCGCTAATTGGGTCGCCAATACTAAAGTTGGTTTTATTACAGATCCAGCAACTAATTTTATTACTGAGTACAACATTGATGGTAAGCCAGTACCAATGTCAGGTCTTGGCTCACTTATCACATTCCAGAAAGATGAAGGCATATTAGGAATAGGTGCTAGAACAATACAAGCTGCGTTAGATGTACAACGCGCTGCTGCTGTAGCTGCTGCAACACCAATGAGCAGTGGCATTATTAAAAATTCTGGCGCTGACCTCCCACCAACCGAGGTTTCTGCATTATTAGCAGCATGGAAGCGCAGTCGCCAGAACAATTCAACGGCTTATTTAACGTCGACTTTAAATTACGAGGCGACTTCATTCTCGCCTAAAGACATGCTTTACAACGAGGCAATTCAGAACCTTGCCACAGAATGCGCCAGACTTTGCTCTGTAGATCCTTATTATGTATCTGCATCACAGAACACAACAATGACTTATGCAAATGTCCAAGATGAGCGCAAGCAGATGGTCGCGCTAACTTTACAATCTTACGCATCCGCTATCGAAGCAAGACTTAGCATGGATGATATTTCAACTGCTGGACATTATGTCAAGTTTGCACTCGATGACACATTCCTTCGTACTGAACCAATGGAGCGTTTGCTGGTTCTTGAAAAGATGTTATCTCTTGGGCTAATTACAACTGAACAAGCAATGCAAATGGAAAACCTAACTCCTAACGGAAACGGCGAATAATGGAAACTTTATTTATTGAAGCCTCATCAATTGAGTGCAGCGAAGAACGTCGCGAAATTTCTGGCAAGATTGTGCCACTTGGAACAGGCGAAGTCGGTAACACTAACCTTGGGGCTTATTCTTTTGAAGCAGGATCTATTGAAATCGGCGACGTTAGCAAAATCAAATTGCTATCACAGCACGACATGAAGAAGCCAATCGGTCGAATGACTGCCGCTGAAACTCGTGCAGATGGTATTTATGCAACGTTCAAGTTGAGTCGCAGTCAAGCAGGTTCTGACAGTTTGATTATGGCTAGCGAAGGCCTCGTTACAGGTCTAAGCATTGGTGCTGAAATCCTCGCATCAAAGCCATCACGCGATGGTCACACAGTCGTCTCATCCGCACGACTAAAAGAAGTTTCTTTAGTAACTGAGCCAGCCTTCAAGTCTGCTCAGATATTAGAGATCGCAGCAGAGGAAATCATCCCTGCTGAAACACAACCAACTACAGAAAGCGAGACAGTCGTGGAAGAAACCACTCCAGTCGAAGCATCACCATCAGTAGAAGCATCGGCTGTAGAAGCTGCTCGCCCTACTATTACAGCAATGGCTTACTCAAAGCCACGCCTTGATTTCTCAGCTCCAAAGCAATTGGAAATGACAATCAAAGCATCACTCGGATCAGATGAGGCACGCGAGTATGTTCGCGCAGCTGCTGATACAACAGACAACGCAGGACTTATCCCAACACGTCAGCTCACAACTGTCATCAATGGTCTTGCAAATAACACACGTTCAGCGATTGATGCAATTACAACTGGTGTATTGCCTGATGCAGGAATGTCATTCGAAATTCCTAAAATCACAACACTTCCAACAGTTGCAGAAACAGCAGAGGCTGGAACACCATCTAACACAGATCAGGCTTCTTCATTCGTCACAGTATCTGTAAAGAAGTACGCTGGACAACAGCAATTCTCTGTTGAACTCTTCGACCGTTCTTCACCATTGTTCATTACAGAATTGATGAACAACATGGCAGCACAGTACGCAAAGGCAACAGACCTAGCGGTTTACACAGCAATTGCTGCTGGCGCTACAGCAGATGCAACAACACTTGCAACATATCCAACAGCTGCAGAGTTGCTTGGATTCGTTTCTCGTGGCGCAGCATCTGTCTACACAAACACACAGGGATTCGCTAAGAATATCCTTGCTAACACTTCACAGTGGGCAAACCTCATGACATTAAATGACTCAGGTCGTCCAATCTACATGGCTGCACAACCACAGAACGCTGGAGGAGAAGTTCGCGTTGACAGCATTCGAGGAAACGTTGCTGGTCTAGATCTCTACGTTTCAGCAAACGTGCCAAGCGCAAATGACACTGACAAAGATGATTCAATGTTGATCATCAACCCAACTGCCTACACATGGTACGAGTCACCAACTTACCAGCTTCGTGCTGATGTAATTGCTTCTGGTGAAATTCTTGTTGCAATGTACGGCTATGGCGCAATTGCTACCAAAATTGGTGCAGGCGCATTCGGTATCAACAAGACCTGATCCACAAGCAATAACTAAGTCGCTCAGTAGGGGCATAGCCCTTGCCCCTACTGAGTCTTTAGAAAGGAAATCATGTCACTGACAACAGTTGCAGAACTCAAAGCGGTTCTTGGCGTTGGTTCTTTATACAGTGACGCAACCCTTCAAGAAGTGTGCGACGCATCCGATGCAGTCTTACTTCCAATGCTTTGGGCTGATACAGCTTTTAATGTAGCACATAGCAACACAACGACAGTGGGAACACTTTACTTTGATGAAGTGATAACCGATAAATTTTATGTAGGCCAAACAATTGTTGTAAGTAATAACAAATCTCATCTCAATGGTTCAAAGACTATTACCGTTGTTGATACATATTCGATTTCTTATGCCATAACAGGAACACCTACTGCTGAGCCACGCCATGCGGTCAATCCTTACGGCCTAGTTACAATCGCTCCATCCACTGACTGGACAGCCGATGCTGCAATCCAAGAAGCATCTCTCATGCTCTCAGTTGATATTTTTCAAGCACGACAAGTGCCATCATCAGGTGGAGTTGCAATCGATGGCAGTGCTTCACCTTGGCGCATGTCCAACAGCCTTCTTGCAAAGATTCGTGGTCTCATCGCTCATGCAATAGACCCTCGTTCAATGGTGGGGTAAATGCCTACACCAGCGATAACTACCCTTAGAACTACACTTGCCACTGCATTAGTAGATAATACTCGCTGGGCTACTTACGCATTTCCGCCGGCCACTATTACTGCTAACTCATGCATTGTCAGTCCTGATGATCCATATCTAACACCAAATAATAACTCTCAGATTTCTATTTCACCTTTGGCTAACTTCAAGGTAATGCTCACATGCCCATTGTTTGACAATGAAGGCAATCTCAATGGCATAGAAGATTATGTAGTTCGCGCTTTCAATTTATTATCTGCCTCGACTTTGACGTACAACGTCGGTTCAGTATCAGCACCTAGCGTTCTCAATGCTGCATCGGGAGACCTTCTCAGCTGCGAGATGTCAGTATCAATCCTTACGAGTTGGAGTTAATATGTCCGAAAACGACAAAGCAAACGCAGACTTTCTCGAAAAAATCGGGCAAGTAGCACCAGCACAATCAGCACCAAAACCTACAAAGAAAGATGAGGAATAACCATGGCTCAAGGCCTAACCAATAAAGTCGGTTTCAAGGTAGGCGCATCTGATCCTGCCTCAATCGATCTCAGTGCGTATGTCACAAATTTTACATTGACAAGATCAGTAGATAGTTTAGAAGTTACAGCAATGGGTGACACAGGTCACCGTTATGTTGCTGGACTTCAAAACAACTCAATCACAGTTGATCTAATCAATGATGACGCTGCAACAGCAGTGCTACAGACAATGAACACATTGTTCGCAACAAATGCTTATTTCAAGTGCGCACTTGATAAAAGTGCTAGTGGATCAGCTGCAAACCCATTCTATTCAGGATTAATCTTGGTAGACTCAATTACACCAATAAACGGTGCAGTTGCAGACCTTGGAACACAGTCATTGACATTTCAAGTATCTGGTGCAATTACAGTTGCAACGACAGGCACATTCTAAAAACTAACTAAAAGGGGCAAAGCATGGCAAAGTTAAAAATTACGTTTGTAGATGGAAAGGTGCTAGAAGGAGAAGTAACTCCATTAGTGGAGTACTTATTTGAACAGCATTACAACATGGGCTTCCATAAGGCCTTCCGTGAGGAAGAAAAGCAAACGATGGTTTATTGGCTTGCTCATGAAATTGTCAAACGGTCGGGTGAACCTGTAGATGCAAAGTTTGAGAACTTTCTTTCTACGTTAAAAAACGTGGAAGTTCTGGACTCAGACCCTTTGCAATAGGGCGTGATTCCTTCACCTATCTCGTGGCTCGTCTGAGTCTAGAGACAGGAATTGCGCCACAACATTTGATTGAGTTAGATCCGATAATGTTTAGAGCATTACTGGATGGACTCAAAGACAGAGCCAAGGAGATGAACAATGCCAGTAAGCGTAAAGGGCGTAATTGAACTCCGCAAAGCGCTTCGGCAATTCAACCCCGATTTAGCCAAGGCATTACCCAAAGAGATGTCTGCTGCTCTCAAACCAGTCGTGCGCGATGCTCGTGGTTATATGCCAAGTGAATCTCAGATAATTTCTAACTGGTCAGTAACAGGCAAACAAATTACTGCACAAAGTTCTGCTTTCTCTACTGCTAAGTTTCCTAAATATGTTGCCTCGGTAGTCAAGGCTAATATCGGATATAAGACAACTCCATCAAAGCCTAACTCTCGTGGCTTTCGTTCTTTAGCACAATTGTTCAATAAGACTCGTGCTGGTTCTATCTATGAAACTGCTGGTCGTAAAAATCCTAATAGCCTGTTTGTCAAGAACTTTAGCAAGAAGTATCAGAATGACTTGCAAGGCAAAGGTGCTATGGAAGGTCGCGCTCTTTATCGCGCTTATGAGGAAGATCGTGGCAAGGCTCAAGATGGCGTACTGAGAGCGATTGAAAACTCTAAAGACAAATTGAATCGAACAGCTAAGGCGGTGAAATAATGCCAGTAGTCAAGATTGATATTGCTGCTGAATACACTGGTAAGAAAGCCTTTAGCCAAGCAGAACAAGCCACTCAGAAACTCACCAAATCCGTTAGGACTCTTGCTGGTGCATTTGGTTTAGCGTTTGGTACTCAGGCGATTATAGCCTTTGGCAAAGCCTCAGTAAAAGCCTTTAGTGAAGATGAAGTTTCAGCAAAGAGATTGACAGTGGCAGTCAATAACCTTGGAATTGCCTTTGCTAATCCTGCTATTGACATGTTTATCAAAAATCTAGAATCAACTGCTGGAATTGCTGATGACGTTCTTAGACCAGCGTTTCAGGCGTTATTGACCACTACTGGATCATTGACTCAATCCCAGAAACTCTTAGGCGATGCAATAACAATTAGTCGCGCCAAGGGCGTGGACTTGGCTACTGTTTCTCAAGACTTGGCTAACGGTTATGTGGGAATTACAAGAGGCCTCAAAAAATACAACATAGGATTGACTCAATCAGAACTCAAGACTAAATCTTTCTCTGACATCCTTGGCATATTGCTCAAGCAATCAACAGGCGCAGCTAATGCCTACATGGATACAACTTCATTCAAGTTTGAAGTTCTTGGTGTAGCAGTTGATAATGCTAAAGAGAAGATTGGTAAAGGACTTGTTGATGCCTTTGCTCGCATGGCTGGTGGCACTGAGACAAGCGATGCAGTCAAGGCAATTGATAACATCGCCACTGCAATCAATGGAATTACATTTGCCACAAGTACTGCCATTAGTGGTATCACTAATGTATTGAGTTTATTGAAGAATCTTCCTAAAAACATCTTCCAAGGTTTTGCTGGCAAAGCTGGTGGATTGCCAGCCCCTAAAGCCGCACCAATGTCTAAAGAAGAAATCAATAAGAAGAAACAACGCGAGATTCTTGCTAAGTTAGAAAAGGATGCTGCCAAGCGCGCCAAGCAATTGGCTGCTGCTCAAATCAAGGCTGCTAAGGCTCTTACAGATGAACAAAAAAGAATCGCCCTAGTAAAGAAAGCCTCAGGCATCTTTGACTTAGAACAGATCCAAATTGCAGCAGCACTCAAAGGTAAAATCTCTGAGGAAGAAAAAAAGCGCCTAGAATTACAAGCAGCAATTATTGGTGGCAATACAACTGAAATCATGAACGCTGCCAATGAATTATCTAAGGTAGAAGGCATTACAAGAGGACTATCTATTTGGCTCAAGGACTTGCCTAAGGCAAAGAATCCTTTTGAGGATTGGATCACTTACCTTGACGAGGCTGCAAGAAAGGCTGCGATAGTTGCTGCAACTTTAGGAATGAAACCATCTGGCGGTGGCACAACTGGTAATGCACCAGTTACTACACCTATGACTAATAACCCAATGGATGCTGCTGTTAGTGGTCAGTTCGACAGTGCTTATCGCGGTCAAGCAGGTGGCCTTGCAACTAACCTACCAACAGTAGTCAATATCTATCCACAAGGTAACGTCATTACAGAGCGCGACCTTGCAACAATGCTAGGTGCATCATTAGAAACATCATCTCAATCAGGCGGTTCAGGCGGTAGTTGGTCTGGCGTTAGGGTTCTCTAATGGCCTTGCCAGCAACTCTTAGCGTTACAATCAACTTCTCAGATGGGCCTGTGTTCGGCCCTAGTTTTACAATTGGAGATCCGACTTACGGCAAACTTGGTGGCGTAGGAACTCTTGGCGCTAGCACAACACCAGCCCTTATTGCCGATGTAACAGCCCAGACAATCAAGATAGATACTCGCAGGGGTAGAAACATTAACCAAGACCTGTACGAGGCTGGTACGGCTGTTATACGGGTATTAGACCCTAATGGTGACTTCAACCCACAGAACACTTTATCGCCTTACTACACCTACCTACAGCCTCTCAGAAAGGTACGCATTACTGCTGACAACGGTACTGCTTACAACATCTTCTCAGGCTATACAACTGACTATCGCTACACCTATCCAGTAGGCCAAGACATTGCCTATGTGGACATTTCCTGCGTGGATGGCTTTCGCTTGTTCAATATGTCCAACATTACGACAATCACAGATGGCACAGCCTCACAGGCCACTGGCACACGCCTAGGCAAGATTCTTGACATGGTTTCATGGCCTACAAACATGAGAACGATTGCCACTGGCAACTCAACCTGTCAAGCCTCATCGGTGGACACTTCGGTTAGATCAGTGCTTCAAGCAGCTCGCAACGTAGAACAGTCAGAGTATGGCGCTTTCTACATGGATGCCAATGGTGTTGCAGTATTCAAGTCACGCTCTCAGGTCTTAGCTGCTGCTGGCACTGCCCCAACTATTTTCAATCAGGATGGCAGTGGCATTAATTATGCAAACGTAGCTTTCGCCTTTGACGACAAGCAAGTTGTCAATAACGTGTCAGTCCAGCGCACTGGTGGCACTGCGCAGGTAGCAACCGATAGCGCAAGCGTTACGACCTATTTCACTCACAGCCTTTCATATTCCAACCTAATCGTTGAAACAGATGCAGAAGCACTCAACATAGCCAAGGCTTACGTTGCATCCCACAAAGACACAACTATTCGCATCGACTCAATGACTCTTGACCTTATGACTACTAACTACAGCGCAGGAGTCAGCGCAGCTCTTGACCTTGATTACTTTGACCAAGTTCAGATAACTAACACACAACCAGCAGGATCTACAATAACTAAGACTCTCCAAGTCCAAGGCATCGCTCATGCGATTACCCCTAACACTTGGAAAACAACCTTCACCACGCAAGAACCAATCATCGATGGATTCATTATAGGTAGTTCCCTATACGGTATCCTTGGCACTAGCGTTTTAGCATACTAAGGAGCAATAATGGCAACAGGATTTCCAGCAACTACAGGCGACGTAATGAGCGCAGCGATGTTCAACGGACTCGTCTCGTTCACATTGCAGACAACACAAACAGCAGATTACACAGCAGTATTGGCAGATGGTTATCAGACTTTGGTTCAGATGAACAAAGCCACAGCCATTGCTTTCAAATTACCTACTAACGCATCTGCTGCTATTCCTGTTGGATCATGTATCACTGTTCTCAACATTGGCGCAGGTACTTGCACTATTTCTGCTGCAACACCAGCAACAACAACCGTTCTCTCAGCTGGTGCAACAGCTGCAAGTCCTACCCTTGCACAATATAAAAGCGCAGCATGTATTAAAGTAGCAACTGATACATGGTACATAGTAGGTGCGGTAGGTTAATGTTAAACATTACAAGTGCAATAAATAGTCCAGCTCAACCAATATTGCCTGCACCTACGGCTGTAGATTATCTTGTAGTTGCAGGCGGCGGCGGCGGTGGTTCTGCATCTGGTTTCGGTGAAACTGCTGCTGCTGGTGGTGGAGCAGGTGCATTGCGCACAGCTGCAGCATTCGCTATTAGCGGTTCGTTTACTGTAACCGTCGGTGCAGGTGGTGCAACAGCATCGAGTGGATCAGATGGTGGCACGGGTAATAACTCAGTATTTTCATCTATCACATCAAGTGGTGGTGGTGGTGGCGGTGGAAGCACAGCACCTGCAGGTACTAACGGTGGTTCTGGTGGTGGTGGCTGTAATGGTGCAGCAGGCGGTACAGGGACTACAGGCGGTAACTCTGGTGGCTCAGGTCAAACTTGGGCCGCAGGCGGCGGCGGCGGTGCAAACGCAGCAGGTACAAGTGGCGCGGCAAATAACAATGGTGCAGGTGGCGCTGGTGGCGCTGGCATATCTAATTCTTATTCAGGTAGTGCAGTCACTTATGCAGGTGGTGGTGGTGGTGGTGCATACCTTGGCACAGTAGGTGCTGGTGGTTCAGGCGGCGGCGGTGCAGGTGGAAAGCAATCACCTAACACAAACCCTGTAGCAGGTACTGCAAACACAGGTGGTGGTGGTGGTGGTAATTACGGCGGTGTATCCGTTGGAGTCGCTGGTGGTTCAGGAATTGTAATTCTTAGGTATGCAAATACAAGTGCTGATTTTACTTCTATCGGTGGTGGATTGACTTACACATTTACAAATACTGGTGGATACAAGATTTATCAATTTACAGCAGGAACAGGAACGGTGACAATCTAATGGCTCATTATGCGTTCTTAGATGACAATAACATTGTCACAGAAGTAATCACAGGCAAAGACGAGACTGAACTAATCGATGGTTTAGATCCTGAAACTTGGTACGGTAATTATCGAAACCAAGTTTGCAAACGTACTTCATACCATGGTCGCATACGATATAACTATGCAGGAATTGGGTATAAATATGATGCAGTAAGAGATGCATTCATTGCACCTGAGCCTGCTAATGCTATTGGTTTTAATGAAGAAACTTGTCAATGGATAATTCCAGAAAGAGCCATTGATGAAACCTCGTCTAAGTAAAGCTGCCTCTCAACTTAGGTTGCAGATAGATGATTCCTTCGCGGATAGAGATAGAACATCAGACGGCTGGATTGGGGATACCAGACATAATCGAGTTGTCTCTGATCACAATCCAGATGCTGAGGGTTGGGTACGCGCCATCGACATTGATGCTGACTTGTCCAAGCAAAAAGGGCAGTCCGTATATCTGGCAGATCAGATACGACTTGCTGCTAAGAATGGCGAACGGCGAATTACTTACATTATCCACATGGGAAAAATTGCTAGTGCAAAGAAGCGTTGGGCTTGGCGCAAATACGATGGCATCAATGCTCACAACCACCACATTCACATCTCGTTTGCGAAAGAAGCTGACACTGATGGTGAGTTTTTTCAGATACCTATGCTAGGGGGAACAGAATGAATATGAAAAATCCATACATACTAACAGCAGGAGCATTTCTATCAGCTTGGGCTGCATCAAACTTTGCTGCTGATTACCGTTCAATCCTGTGGGCTATCCTTGCAGGCGTATTCGGATACGCGACACCTAAACGATGAACCAACAAGACTTCTTTACGCTCTACATTTCCACTCTTGCAATCGTAGGTGGTCTTGCTGGCTATGTCATTACACATCTGCTCAGCGAAATAAAGCGACTCAATCAGCGAGTCGATGAGATTTACAACATACTCCTAGAGCGATAATAAAGCCATGGCGAGAACTCGTAAGAAGGTCATAGACCTCGATACTTATTCTAAATTAGATGCTTACACCATCGCCATAAACGAGTATTACAAAAGCCTACGCAGGGCTGGCTTTGCAGTTGATCTAGCACTAGCAATAATCTCAGAGCGTTCAACTTATCCTGACTGGCTTCTTCCTGCGTTGCCTAACAAGATTGATTCAATCCCATACGAAGATGATGAGGATGAATGATTCAACGCACTGTAGTCGTATCAGATTTACAGGTTCCGTATCACGATGAAGTCGCAGTCAAAAACCTTGGGGCGTTTATCCGCGCTTGGAAGCCTCACAAGGTTGTCACAATCGGAGACGAAATCGACTTACCACAAATCTCACGATGGACTGAAGGAACGCCAGGCTGGTATGAGCAGACTCTTGGAGAAGATCGCGACCTTGCTGTTCAGACACTATACGACTTACAAGTAACAGACATGATTCGGTCTAACCACACAGACCGCTTATACAACGTAATTATGAAAAAGATTCCAGCATTCTTGTCATTACCTGAGATGAAGTTTGAACGGTTCATGCAGCTAGATGAACTAGGAATCACATTCCATAAGAAGCCAATGGCCATTGCACCTAATTGGATTGCTATCCATGGAGATGAGCAGGGCATCAACCCTAATGCAGGCCTTACAGCCCTTGGAGCGGCTCGTAGGCATGGTAAGAGCGTTATATGTGGACATACTCATAGGGCAGGGCGGAGTGCCTTCACAGAGGCTTCTGGGGGCGTTTTAGGGCGTGTTATCCATGGCGTTGAAGTAGGCAACCTAATGAACTTCAAGCAGGCTGGATACACCAAGGGAACGGCTAATTGGCAACAGGCCTTTGCAACGATTGAGACTGATGGCAAGCGTGTGAATGTCCAGTTGGTCTACATCGAAAAGGATGGCACGTTCCTTGTCAGTGGTAGGCGCTATGGAAAGCCTCGTTGATTCGATAGTCCCCATCAGGCGTACCTTGGATGACGCTGTTGATCTTGGAGAATTGTTATCATTTCGTTATCAAATGTAATTGATTCTGTCAGTTATCTATGAGACCGTAAAGGTGTGAAGGTCGAACGAACCAACACAGACTAGGGCTAAACATCATGGATTGGATTCAGTTTATAGCAGCACTGTCGTTCTTTCTAGCGGCAAACTTTATTGTGTACTGGCAAGGCTTCAAGGATGGAAAGCGCGAGGGTTATACTCGCGGTCGCAATGTCTCTCGACAAGCATTCTGGCAAGAATGAAAGCCAATGACATCCTTGACGAAGCCAAAGACCTTATCCTCGACAGAGGTGCAGACTATGGCACACCAGCTGTCAATCACCTTCGCATTGCCCGTTTATGGTCAACCTACCTTGACCACCATATTGAGCCAAACGAAGTCGCAATCTGCATGGCACTCGTCAAGATTGCAAGAATCCAAGAAACGCCAAGTCACCAAGACAGTTACAAAGACGGCGCAGCTTACATTGCTATCGCTGGACAGATTGCATCAACTGATTGGGATGACCTTGACAGTTACTAGATCAAAGAACAACATCTGGTGTGATTACTGTAAATCCCATTATGGGACAGAATTTGAAAAAGGACGCAGACAAGCCATCTGGACTGTTGTTAGTGTCCACCCTAAATCTAAAGGAGAAAAGCGGCACTACTGTTTCGACTGCGCGGTCGAAGTCTCCCTATGGCCAGACGGCACACATTGGCCTCTTACTGAGCAGGTCGATTCACTACTAAGCCAAGAGGAGTTACCAAGTGGCATTCAATCTTGAAGATTATGAACCAGTAGAAGAACGTTTAGATCGATGGTGGAAGGAGAATCCAGATGGTCGTATATCGACTGAACTCATTTCGTTTCAAGGTGGTCAATATATTGTTCAGGCATACCTTTTTAGGACTTATCTCGATAGCGTCGCGTACTCCACAGGACTCGCTGAGGAGAAGATTTCTGATCGCGGTGTCAATGCAACTAGCGCATTGGAGAACTGCGAAACTTCAGCAATCGGCAGAGCGCTTGCAAACGCAAATCTTGCAGCTAAAGGCAAACGTCCATCTAGAGAAGAAATGAAAAAGGTTGTACAACATCCTGTACAAGGTTTAGTTGTAGTACCAGAACTAGATGCAGCATCGTTTGCATCTACCTGGGAAATATACGGCGATAAGAAGGTCAAAGAACCAACACAAGCTGCGCAAGCAATTGCATTGGTTCAGGCAGAATTAGGCGCTAAGCCAGTGCCGGTAGCACCTATGTGTCAGCATGGCGAAATGCAACGCAAGATTGGTGTCAATGCTAAGGGTGAGTATTCTGGTTGGGTATGCGCAGACAATGGCGCACCTAGAGCAGAACAATGTCCAGCCAAATGGGATAAGAAGTAACCACTCATGGGTTATATCGAAGTCTTTCGCGACGGTGAGGACATGCCGCCTATTGTCTTAGGTGACCATTACTTGAAGGATGTAGTACATGATCCATATGCTAAACCTGAGCAGTGGATTACTTGTCAAATGTGTAACGTGCCAGTCTTAGTCACTGACATTCGGATTGATGTGGACTTGGATAATCCTGTCTATACAGTCTGGCAATGTGTCAAGTGTCATGCGGTCAATGGCTAGTCAAAGCAGAAAACATCGTGGCTATCGCACACAGCGAGTAGTTGCACAGTATCTGGCTCAGTGGTGGGAACATGCTGAGTCAGCTGGGGCTGGAAGGCAGGGCAAGGATGTCACAGGGGTTCCGTTCGACCTCGAAATCAAAGCTCGCTCTGCATTCCAACCTAAGGCATGGCTAGATCAGGTCAAGCAGCGTTCGGTTGTTGGGGAATTGCCGATTGTTGTTATGCGGTTCAATGGACAAGGGGAAGTCGCATCGGAGTACGGGGCTATGCTTCGATTCGATGACTTGGTCTCGCTATTGCTCAAAGCAGGATATGGCAAACGGGAATCATTAGAGTTCGATAGATGCACTAAATGCGGTGGATGGATGACTGCAATATGTAGCACATGTAGAATAGAGGATGAAAGACATGCTATTAGGTAAAAATAAGGCTTTAGATCCAAACAAAGACGAACAATATACGCCTAAATGGTTGTTCGACCGCATGGGCATTGTGTTTGACCTTGATGTATCAGCACCCATTGGCGGTGCGCCTCATGTTCCAGCTCGCAAATATTACACAAAGGCAGACGATGCTTTAATTCAACCATGGCAAGGTTTTGTGTTCATGAACCCACCTTACTCAAAAGCTAAGCTTTGGGTTGAAAAGTTTATAGAACATGACAACGGCATTGCTTTATTGCCCTTCTCAAAAGCATTATGGATGGTGGAGATATGGAATAAGTCATCCGCAATCAGCCCTGTTTATGATGTCAAATTTGAGTTGCCCACAGGAAAGACTCAAGGAATATTTATGCCAGTTGCCTTATTCGGCATGGGAGAATTTGCTAGAGAAATTATACTTGGAGCCGATATAAGTAAGGTCAGATAATGCCAGTTTATGAATACAAATGTATGTCATGCAATAAGACTAAGGAAGTTACACGATCCATCACTGATTTAGGTGAAGCAGTCTATTGCAAATGTAAGTCCGTAATGATTCGCCTATACCAACCAACAGCTGCAATCTTCAAGGGCAAAGGATGGGGTAAAGATAAATGACACAAAACTCCCAAGATTCACGCTCTAACTTGACAAGGCCAGTACGCTATAACTCGCTAGCGAGCGGCTTCAGCCGACTGCTCGCGACCGCTAGTTTAGCTATTGGGGCAGGTCTATGTTTGCCAGCATCTGCTGCTGCACCATATGAAGAGATGAGTGCAAAGCAGTATGCAAAAGCACAACTAACTAAAGACCATTACAAATGTATATCTACACTCTATGGAAAAGAAAGTGCATGGCGCGCTGATGCGCGTAATGGCTCACATCATGGTATTCCTCAGGGTAGAAGTAAGTACTTGGCTACAGCTACACCATTGCAACAGATAGACTGGGGCTTGGCTTACATAGCACATCGTTATGGCAAGGTAGATGGGCAACCAGATACATGCGCTGCCTTAGATCATTGGAAGAAATATAATTGGCATTGAAGAGTA